TGCGGAACTAGACACTGAAAAAGCTAATACATCTACTGTAAACGCGGCTTTAGCACTAAAAGCTGATACGACTGCATTACCCACAGCTATGGACTCCGCAACAGCCCAAGCAGGTACGAGTACGACTGCGCAGACGGTGAGTGCGAGTGTGTTAAAGGCTGGTGTTTATGGTGCATTAAACTCCATTGAGTTATTACCTTCAAATTCAGCATCAATAAACAGTGCAATCATACAATCAGCTATTGATTTAGCTGAAACAAGGGCATCCACAAATAAATCTATTGAACACATATATTTTAAAGGTAATGGCACAATATTAATTTCAACTGCTATTCTTTGCGGTGATAGAGTTATTTGCCATTTTGACGATACTTTAGAAATAAAAGCTAGCGGGACTTTCGGAACGCTTTATAAAACTAAAGCAATAGATGCAACTAGAACGACTATCAATTCTATAACGTATACTGCTAATAGTTACACGCAAGTAATTAATATTACAGGACACACGTTTACAACTCAAGATAAAATCTGGATATCTGGAACAAATACCGGAAGCAATAACTTTCCTTTTTATGGTATTTTTGATATTAAGAGTGTGGTTGCTGGTACATCTATAACTATTGTATTAAAAAGGCCTGCAATAGGCGCACCAACTGGCACATTTACTGCATTAAAAGCTTTTCAATATTCTGGAATTATAGGCGGAAAATGGAATTATAATTTTACTGGCGGTAATTCACCTGCTGATACTTGGCTAAGACATGCAATTAGATTGGGTGGTGTTTATAGAGGAATTGTTTCAAATATTGTTGGTAAAGACACATTTAAATATTTAATAGAACTTGGGGCTGTAAAAGACCCTACTGTATCTAAAATTAGCTCTGATGGGATATTAGAATCTGACGCAATAAAAGTTTATGGGCCTGCCTTTGATATTAACATAGATGATGTTAGTACATATAGTAAAGATGACTGTGTAACTATACAGCCAAAAAACCCACCTGCTTTTATAAATTATGAGTGGTGTTTTGGTGATATTATTGGCGGAAATATTAATAATATTAGTGGTATAGCAAACACAGCTAGACATGCTATATATACATGTTCGACAGGCGGCATTGTAGATAATATTACTTATACAAATATGGGTAATAATATGACTCAAGGTTTCTATTGGCATGTAGAGTGTGAAGACGGTGGAACTGGGCAATTAGGCACTCTCTTTTTAAACAACCCAGCTGGACTTTTAGTGTTAGGTGGAGGCATTGACTACGTTACGGGCATATCAGGTTCGGTATCTTTTTATGCTATTAACATAAATGGATTTAATGCATCTAATACCGATCCTAATTATCCTATAAATGGATTCCAAACAGGGAATGGTGGCGCTATAACAGGCACAGTTAATATTCAAAATGCTTCACTTGAATACGTTGATAAATTTATAAACGATAACAGCCCCGGCAATCTGGTAGTTAATATTTGTAATATGCGTTTGCTACACAGTTATGGCGCAACTTTTACATGCAGTAAAAACTCAGGTTCAACCACAATTAATTTAATTAACTCGCAAATAGAAAATACTCCTGCCAATTATGGATATTTATTTACATGTGCAGGAACAGCTCCGGCATTAAATATTTATTTCTCAAATGTATCTATGCCAACTGGGTGCGCAATATTTAAATCAGGTGGAGGCACTATTAAATCATATGGATTTGATTATATAACTGATGCTGGCTTATTAACTCTTGTTAAAAATGGGCGGGCAAATCATTCAAGTGCAGTAGCGGGTAGAAATGGAGCAGCTCAACAAGGCCTAGCTATATGTAATGGTACAAACTGGTACGCACTTGGCACAGGCGCTGGTGGAATTAATACTTTAATTGTGTAATTAACCATGACAATAATCACAACTCCGACTAACACAACGACTGCTCAGACTATTATTAATGGGGCTTTGCGGTTACTACAAGTAGCGTCAACCGATGTTGTATTAACGGCAGATGAGGTGAATAACTATGCGATCAAGTAGAGGCATGGGTGATATAAACCCCAAAAAAATACCTAAAAAGGTTATTCGCAAGGATAACCCAAATAGTGTAGACTTATACAAAAAAGGAGGGGTAGTCAAGTCTTTTCCTCCAGCTACTAAAAACAAACAGGTTAAAAAATGACATCGTCTAATACCACAGCATTTAATTTAGATCTTGCGGAGCTAGTAGAAGAGGCATTTGAACGTGCAGGGTCAGAATTACGTTCTGGTTATGATTTAAAAACGGCTAGGAGATCGCTTAATCTTTTAACTATAGAGTGGGCAAATCGTGGCATTAATTTGTGGACTATAGAACAAGGCTCTATCCCTTTAGTAGCGGGCACTGGAGCATATAATTTACCTACAGATACTATAGATTTATTAGATCAGGTTGTACGTACAGGAACAGGCACTACGCAAATAGACATTAATATGGCTAGAATCTCTAGCTCTACTTATGCAACTATACCTTCTAAAAACACAACAGGTCGTCCTGTGCAGTTATGGGTAAATAGGCAAGCGCAAATACCACAAGTTAATGTATGGCCTTTACCAGACAGCGCAACAACTTATACATTAGTATACTGGAGACTAAGACGCATACAAGATGCCGGTACTGCTGTTAATACAATGGATATTCCGTTCAGATTTTTACCTGCATTGATTGCAGGGTTAGCGTTTCATCTATCTATTAAATTACCGGGTGTTGATCCCAACCGTAGTATGGCACTTAAAGCAATGTACGATGAGGCTTTTCAATTAGCATCTGAAGAAGATAGAGATAAAGCTTCTTTACATATAGTGCCAAGGATTCTTAGATAATGGCTGTTAAATACAGTTCTGGTAAATTTACGCAGGCTGTCTGCGATAGGTGCGGTGAGTGGTTCAAGCTCAACAAGTTAAAAAAACTCGTATTAAAAGATAACGTAACAAACATAAAAGTATGTAGTAGATGTTGGGAGCCAAGTCATCCGCAGTTAAGACAAGGTCAGTACCCAGTAGTTGATGCACAAGCAGTAAGAGAACCAAGACCAGATAAACCAGATGCAACGTACCATAATAGCTCTTTATTAATAGAAGATCCGACTCTTACCTATTACGGTCTTATAGGCGGATATATTTTACAAGAAAACGGCGACCACATATTACTTTAAGGATTATTAAAAATGGCTAAACAAGACACATCACCAACAAAAATAAAAGATGCAGACTATAATGAGTGGAGTCCTACTCCCTATAGTATACCTAAAACCTCTGGATACCCAGAAACAAACATTAAAACTGCGGGTATTAAAACACGTGGTAACGGTGCAGCTACTAAAGGCACCACAGCTAGAGGCCCAATGGCGTGAATTACGCAGAACTTTATCAAGCTGTATTAGATTATTCAGAGTCTTATGAGCCATCGTTCATAACAAATATCCCTACGTTTGTTAAACAGGCTGAATCAAGAATATATAACTCTGTTCAGATACCTGTTCTTCGTAAAAATGTAATGGGAACTGCAACTGCGTCTAATGCATTTATATCTTGCCCTGATGACTTTCTTGCAGTGTATTCAATAGCAGCAATTGATGGGTCGGGCACATACAGTTTTTTAATAGATAAGGATGTAAGTTTTCTTAGAGAGGCATACCCTTCTGTTTTGACTACTGGACTTCCTAAGTATTATGCTATTTTTGGTCCTCAATCTGCATTACCCACAGAGTTATCGTTAATGGTAGCACCTACACCTGACAGTGCATATTCTATTGAGTTGCATTATTACTATTACCCTACGTCTATTGTTGATGCAGGTACAAGTTGGTTAGGGGATAACTATGATCCTGTGCTTTTATATGGAACGCTTCGTGAGGCTATTATTTATATGAAGGGTGAGCAAGATATGGTGAGCTACTATGAGCAGAAGTTCCAAGAGGCCTTATTACAGTTAAAACGCTTAGGTGATGGTCTAGAACGTGGCGATGCTTATCGTGGTGGACAAACTAAAATACCAGAAAAATCATTATAAGGATAAAACATGGCTGTTCAACATGTATTTTCAAACGCAGTCCCAGATGGAACAAATACTGCTATAGTCAGACCCTCTGATTGGAATAGTTATCACAACCAATATTCAACTATTTCTGGAAATACTGCTGGGCAGTCTACGTTAAGTGGTACTAATATCATATTGCAAGCGGGAAGCAATGTTACTCTATCAGGTAACGGATCTACTATTATTATTAATGCCGCAGGCGGCGGAGGAGGGGCAGGCAGCCTAAACGTCAGTGCAGGGAGTACAAGTAATAATTTAACAGCGATGACATTTAATAACGCTAATGGTGTGTCCTTTGGGTTAAGTGGGTCTGTGCTAACAGGCTCTGTCGCTACTAACTATCAACCGGCAGGTGCTTACCTGACAACGGCAATGCAGTCTAATGCAAGTAGTAACTTTCAGTCTACTGGTGCATATTTAACTACTGCTATGCAGTCTAACGCTGGTAGTAATTTTGTAGGACTTAAT